TCTTCTTGGTGGTAGTGCTCTTGGGAAGTTTAACTGCGGGTCCGGGCTGGATGACCGGCCATTTTGGACCTTCTTCCCACGCCGGAGAAATCTGAATACCGACAAGATCATGTATCTGCGCCTCCCCCTCAGAGTCTTTGGTCAAAGACTGATAAAGGGACACCTTTTTGATGTCCCCTATTTCCTCTATATCTATGTCATGGCGATCCAGTAAGTCAGCCAACTTCCCAATCGCATGCTTTGGTGGCCCCTTTTCCAAGCGTTTCGATAGGTCACTCACACTACTCATTCGCTGATCCTCCGGTGCAGCAACCACACACTTGTCGCAGATGTCGTTGAATTGTAGCCGCAGAAATGGGGTACCCCTGAGTGGTCAGAACACCCGCCAACCACGCTGACGAGTAGACCTTTCGCTGACCGTTGTTCGTGTCGGAAGAAACTTTGTCCAGCGCCCTGCTCAGGGCTTCCTGCTCTTCCTCCTCCAACCCGTCACGAACACGAGCAAACAGGCAGTTACGGGGTCGGGGACTTCGTAGAGAGGTCTCTAGGGCTTCCACAAGAGTTACGGGTTGTGCATCCATCAAAGCAAGTACTCCTTCTCCTACCACTTATCTTACACGACACAACACCTTCAGGTGGGCAACTCACTTCTTGGCAAGTACCGCCGTGACGAGTCCCCATGCTTCGGTCATTCCTCACCAGCCTGTTTTCGGGCCTCAATCCAAGACACTTCCTGAGCCATCACCGCTGGCATAGCGATGTTCTCTCCAAACTGGTTGAACGAAATAGTCCCCATCTTGGCGGCGGCACGTCTGGTAGCCATGTTCTGAATGGCATGGGTCACATCATTCGCTATAATGTTCCCCACCGTACCAATGTCCTTCTTAGCAACGCCTAGTTTTTCCAAGCCCAGTTTTGAAGGGTCCATAGGGGAGTCCCTGTCCACTATTCTCTTGGCGGGCGAACGCAGCCTTCCTTGCTTACCCGTATATGCCATGCGCTGACCAGTGCTCGTGCCTTCCATCCACGTATCTTCAGCAGTAGTTCTGTCAGGTGACATCATGGATTCTCGTGGATAATCCCCCGGTTCAGCCTTGTCAAACATCAACATGCCTTGGTTGGGGTCACCGTGAACTAAGTGATGGGCGACCCCCATATAATCCAAGTGTTCAGGCGTATCAGGTACAGCATCTCTAATACTCAACTGGTACGACTTTGCTTTGCCACGACGGTTAACTTCGTCGGGAGGTACCTCACCACGAAGGGCTCCTATTGCCCTTCCCATATTCTGAACGGTACTCTTCCCAATGTTCGTTGTAGCCAACTGGTCAGTAGTGGCATCAGCCACGGTTAACCTCTGTCCGGGGGTAGTGCCTGCTCGGTCATAGGTCTCTGGTCCAAACTGAGTCTTGACCTGTAGTTCTAACTGCTCAGAACCTAACGCAGAATGAATACTCCTAAGGGAGGGAATCTCATCTTTTTTGGGGTCAGATTGGGGACTCAGTCCTGCTGAAGCCGCAGACGCCACGTCCATGTCTGTTCCGGGGGCTGCATCACGGACATCTCTGTGGTGCTCAAAGTACCAGCCAGCCCCTCGTAGGTTCTCGCCCGCTTCCCGAGAGCGTTCAACACCGGACTTGATCATGTCCATCTTGCGATTAGCCATCCGCTCAACCGACCACGGGATGTCCTTGATAACCGGGGCTATGTCTTTGAGGGCCATCTCCCGGCGAGCAGCCTTGAGCCTTGTACCGGACGTACTGCTAGTCTTTAGTTTAGCCGCCGCTGCGGTTGCAATCGCAGAGTCTACGCGATCCGTCACAGTCGCCCCATACTCTCGCATGGAGTCCCGTGCTTTCTTAAGACTCTTTTTGGGGAGATCCTCGGCCATCAGAGGATACTCGTCGTCCCTCCAGACCATGATCTACCTTCCCGGTGTCAGGGAGGATCAGTCGTCTACGCGAACAGCGCTCGGTCGGTTCATGTGTGCGCCAGAGTTGAAGGAACGCTCAAACTTGGGCATTCCGTCACCAGCCACGACGCCCTGAACGAACTCTCCAAGGACCGACGGGGCCTCAATCCATGAGGCAGAGCCGACGTGGGCACGTTCTGCCATCGTCTGCTCGGCGGGCTTGTAGAACATCGCCGGGTTGTTGTGGTTTGCACGACCGGGAGCCGAGGAAACGTCCACCTGAGCGCCAACGGCAAAGTCGTTGGGCACGTCAGTGTCGGTGGCGACACCCTCTTCAAACCGAAGCGGGCCACGCTGCATCGGCACGTCGGGACCGAGAACACGCTCAAACCCGTGGTTGCCTACCTCGGGTCCACGCTCTGGGAACTGTGGTGCGGGAGCAACTGTTGGGTTTACTACATTAGCCATGAAATCCTCCGGGGATCACGATTAGGTACCTGTCCTATATAATACCACTAAACGAAGAATGGATTTTCAGCAACGGACACGGTAGGCATAACATCGTGTACTGTCAGACAGCAGGCCAAGGCTAGGCTGTCCGGGTAGTCATCGAAAGCACCCCGCTCTTCAGGGGCCTCAGCAAGCAAATATGGACCTCGGTTGATCCGTTCTAGGTCCACCATCTGCTGGTTAAACTTCTTCCAACGTCGGGTTCTCCTCGCCTTTGAGTGCCCCGGAATGACCAGTTGGTCTCGCTGGATCAACTCGGTTAGATGTACCCATCGCTCATTCTGAGCCTTGGAGTCTGAAGAAAGCCCCAACACTTCAATATCTGGTAGCAACAGTGCTAAACGCTCGGCTACCGCTCCTCCCACACCTTGGGCGTCAATCCCTACACGTAGAACGTCATAGTTACGCACGAAGTCCACGATCTTAAAGTACTGTGACTCCCAATCAGTATCATGCAACTCCAGCCAGTTCAGGACCCGATGCTCAAAGAACCCCAATCCATCGGGGTGATCCCAGTCCACCCACACAGCCGTGGCAACAGTGGAGTCATTGGACCTCGCCACGTCGATACCAACGACGATAGGAGTACGCCACCACTCTGGCACCAGCGGCATGGAGGTGTCATACAGACGGTCCAGTCGCTCCTCGGTGACGAACATGCCCTTCTCAAGCATCCAGTGGTTGAGATAGGACATACGAAACTCGTCTGAGTCCTCCCCAATACGCACCTTCTCCTTGTTGATGAACTTGCCGTAGTTGTCGTTGTACTTAGCCGCTACTTTCCAGTCATACTCAAAGTGGGCCGTGCGTTGCCCGCGCTTCTTGTTAATGTCACGACGTTTATTAAACTGAATCATCTTGTAGAAGTACGACTTATTACGAGTAGCAGTACCAGTTAGAGCAATAGTTCCATTATTGAACGCCAACATGGGCTTGATGGACTTGGCGATCACAAACTCGTCGGCTCCCTGTGCCTCATCCACAACGGCGAAATGGTAGGTCTTGGACTCAATCTTGGCCTTAGGGTTACACGTCTGCATACGACAGAGTGACCCAGAGTTCTTCAGGAATACAATCTTGCCCTTACCTCGTGCCCCCCCGGACGAAGCCTTGTCATCAATCTCCGGGTCAAGCAGAAACTCCAAGGCATGGTCGCTGGTCAACCGGGAGACAATACGACCAAACACCGTGTCAGCCTGATCCTCAGTCGGAGCAAACACCCCGCACCAGAACCCCTTGCTGAACTTAGTCAACCACACAGGGTAAATCTTGGACAGTTTGGGAAGAATGACCATCATGGAGGCAATGACGTTTGACAATACCTCTGACTTACCACTCTGGCGAGTGGCTATTAGAGTCAGTTCCTCACCGTCTCCAATAACCACAGACTCAATGAACCTGTAGGCAATCGGTATCTGGTAGGGGAAGAACTCTACATCACAGAACTCCTCTGTAAACAGTACTAACTTCTTAATCAACTCATCGACAAACTCCGTGGATGCTTCATCCAGTTCAAGGTCAATGTCCAACTCGGGAACATCATCAAACCCCACATCAGGGTCGGCCAGTTCGACACTCACTCGTCACGCTCCGCCAGTTCATCCCACATTGCCGCAAGCATCGTCACTCGTGTGGTGACATCATCAGCGCCATAACCGTGGTAACGCCACTTGTCAAACGCCTCACCAAGGTGCATGATCTCTAGGTCCATCCACTCCTTCAGATCAGAGGTAGCCATCTTGGTAACACGAGAAGGCCGATCAAGCGTAGCAACGGCGTGTGTCTTACTGTCACCCCAGAACTTCAGTGCCACTCTCTAATCTCCTCTGGTTTCTCAGGGAGACTCCTACCTACCAGTGAGTGGAGTAACCCTTCTTCCTTTGTGTAATGCTCAGAAGGCTTGCAGACTCCTACCTGAATGGTCCGATAAGGAATCACGGCCTGAATCCCACGACCGGTCCTCCACGGGTAATCTGTTTCCCTCATAAAAGACATCTGTAGACCGATCTTCTTTACGGTCGTCTGGCGTGTCAACCAGTACACAGGCCCCACCCCCTGCACCAAATCCAGTGTGTCTCGCAATACTAGCCACCAACAGATGATACCAGCCACGCCAGCACCAAGTATCCACCATCCTCGCATAAAGGGTAGTACAGGGAGTAACAAGATCCCTAGAACCAGAGGGGAGTACCCTATGACCCTACTTCTTAAGTTCATACCACCCCAGCAGCAGAATAACCCCCGCACAGAACATAGTGATAATGCTGAACCAGTACATCATCCTGCAAAGAACAAG